ACCTTACACACGCCCACGTAAGGGCGCGTACTACTAGGAGCCGTCATGGCAACGAGTTTGGTGGACAAAGGGCTCTATGCGGCCCCGATGGGGCTCTCGGAAGCCGAGGGCAGCGAGCTTGAGATTGAGATTGAAAACCCCGACAGTGTGACGCTGTCCGACGGCAGCATGGAGATTACGCTGCGCCCCGAGGAGGCGCTTGAGGGCGCCTTTGAGGCTAACCTTGCCGAGTCGATGGACGAAGGCGAGCTAAACGCGCTTGCATCAGAACTCATTGGCCTCGTAGACGCCGACATCGCCGCTCGCAAAGAGTGGGCGGACATGTACGTGAAGGGTATTGAAGTCCTTGGGCTCAAGTACGAGGACCGCACTGAGCCGTGGGATGGTGCATGCGGGGTGTTCTCCACGGTGTTGCTTGAGGCTGCGATTCGCTTCCAAGCGGAGACGATGTCTGAGACGTTCCCCGCTGCGGGTCCCGTGAAGACTAAGATTCTGGGCGAAGTCACGCCGGTGAAAACCAAGGCAGCGGAGCGCGTGCGCGCGGATATGAATTACCAGTTGACTGAGCGGATGGTTGAGTACCGGTCAGAGCACGAGCGCATGCTGTACTCCCTTGGCTTAGCGGGCTCAGCCTTTAAAAAGGTCTATTACGACCCGCAACTCAAACGACAGGTATCGATGTACCTGCCCGCAGAAGACGTGATCATTCCTTACGGCGCGTCGAATCTCCAGCTCGCTGAGCGCGTCACGCATGTGATGCGAAAGACTAAGACGGAGCTAAAAAGGCTGCAGGCTGCAGGGTTCTACCGCGAGATTGATTTGGGTGAGCCCGTATCGTTCTTTACCGACATCGAAAAGCGCAAGGCCGAAGAAGGTGGTTACACCTTGCAGTCGGACGATCGCTACGCAATCTACGAGATGCACATTGATTACTGCATGCCCGGGATCGATGACGAAGACGGGCTCCCTTGCCCCTATGTCGTGACCATTGATAAGGGCACTGCAAACGTGCTCTCTATCCGCAGAAACTACGACCCCATGGGCAACCCCGATGTGAAGCGTGATCATTTCGTGCATTACGTGTATGTGCCCGGGTTTGGGTTTTACGGGCTGGGGCTCATCCACATCATCGGTGGGTACGCCATTGCGGGTACGTCGCTCCTGCGGCAGCTCGTCGATGCCGGGACGCTGTCTAACCTGCCGGGGGGTTTGAAAGCGCGAGGGCTTCGAGTTAAGGGTGATGACACCCCGATTGCTCCGGGCGAGTGGCGAGATGTGGACGTGCCCAGTGGTACGCTCAAAGAGAACTTCTTCATCCTGCCGTATAAAGAGCCGTCACAAGTCTTGGCAGGACTTCTTGACAAGATCACAAACGAAGGTCGCAGGCTCGGTGCGATTAGTGACATGAACGTATCCGATATGTCTTCACAAGCTCCTGTAGGGACTACTCTGGCCATCCTTGAGCGCGTGTTGAAGCCCATGGCTGCGGTGCAAGCGCGCGTGCATTTCGCGATGAAGCAAGAGTTTAAGCTTCTGAAAGAACTGATCGCTGAGTACGCTGACGAGCCGTATGACTACATCCCAGAGGGGGTGGATAGGCGCGCGCGTAGTGAAGACTACGCTCTTGTTGAAGTCATCCCTGTCAGCGATCCCAACGCCACGACGATGGCTCAGCGGGTGGTGCAGTACCAAGCTGCGTTCCAGATGGCTCAGAGTGCGCCGCAGATTTACGACCTGCCGTATCTCCACCGGCAGATGATCGAAGTTCTGGGGATTAAGAACGGCGACAAAATTGTTCCGCTCGCGGAAGATCAGAAGCCTCGAGATCCGATCTCGGAGAACATGGGCGCGCTGATTGGCAAACCCATGAAAGCGTTCATCTACCAAGACCACGAGGCGCATCTGACCGCGCATCAGTCGTTCATGCAAGACCCGATGATCATGCAGGCGATTGGTCAGAACCCGGCAGCGCAGCAGATCATGGCTTCACTGCAAGCGCACATCGCTGAGCACCTTGGGTTTATGTATCGGAAGCAGATCGAAGAGCGTCTCGGGGCTACGCTGCCTGCGCCCAACGAAGAGATGCCAGAAGAAATCGAGTTGCAACTCTCGAGACTTGTGGCTGATGCAAGCAAGCAACTTACGCAGATCCACCAGACGCAGGCCGCGCAGCAGCAGGCACAGCAGGCAGCGCAAGATCCGCTTGTGCAGATGCAGCAACAAGAGCTTGCAGTTAAGAAGGCAGATATCGACCGCAAAGCCGTCAAGGACCGGGCAGATATCGAGCTGGATGAGCGCAAGCTAGCCTTGGAGCAGCAAAAAATGATGCTTCAAGCGTCCCGCCCTAGCGGAGTGAAGTAATGGCTAAGACCGTCTATGACGTGCTGGTAGAGAAAATCACCGCGCACTTAAACGCGGTTGCGGATTCGTTGGCCTCCGGCGCAGCTAAAGACTACGCGGAGTACCGGGATCTTTGCGGCTTGATTCGAGGTCTAGAGACCGCAAAGCGTGAAATCCTTGACCTTGCGCAGTATCAAATGGAAGCTGATGATGACTGACACCCAAACCGCCGTAACCGACGAAGAAGTTGAAGCGCAACTGCCTCGGCCCGTCGGCTATCGGTTGCTGATTGCACTTCCGAACATCGATGAGACCTATGAATCGGGGCTCATTAAATCGGACCGCGCAAGACACGAAGAGATGATCCTATCTATGATGGGCGCAGTTGTTGATATGGGCGAGCAAGCGTACTCCGATAAGGACCGATTCCCCGATGGGCCGTGGTGCGCGATAGGCGATTTTGTGATGTTCCGGCCCAACTCAGGGACACGCTTCAAAGTCAACGGTATCGAATACCGTTTGATGAACGACGACTCCATCGAAGCAGTCGTGGCCGATCCGCGTGGCGTAACGCGTGCGTAAGGAGCTGTTATGGCAATGCAGAAAGTAGAGTTTGAATTCCCCGATCCGGACAAAGTTTCGAAAGAGATTGAAGTTGAGCCGGCCAAAGATCTGACGGACATCACTGAAAAGCCGCCCAAACTCGAGCGGACCGAGGCAAAGAAAGAATCGGTGCTAGATACTGATCTTGAAATCGAGATTCAAGACGATACGCCGCCAAAAGACCGTAACCGGAAGCTGTCTGAGCCTCCTACCGAGGTGACCGACGAAGAGCTTGGTGAGATCTCATCTGAAAAGACGCGTAAGCGCCTGCAGCACTTCTCCAAGGGCTACCACGACGAGCGCCGCAAGGCTGAGGCTGCGCAACGTGAGCGAGACGAGGCCGTTCGTTATGCGCAGGCGGTGCAGGCTGAGAATGAGCGGCTAAAGCAAGAGGGTGCTAAAAGCCAAGAAGCCCTTGTAGCGCAGGCTAAGGCGCGGACTACTGCGGAGCTCGAGCAGGCCAAGCGCGCGTATAAGGATGCTTACGAATCGGGCGATTCGGAAAGAGTCCTTGAGGCGCAAGAAACTCTGATTGCGGCGAAAAACAAAGCTGAGCGGGTGGCTAACTGGAAACCGGCCCCTTTACAAAAGAAAGAAACTGCGGTACAACCTCAACTATCCGCCCCATCGCCGCCGGTTGACCCTAAAGCTGCGGAATGGCAAAAAGCCAATTCGTGGTTTGGTTCCGACGATGAAATGACCGCTCTTGCGTTGGGGTTGCACCAGAAGTTGGTCCGTGAGGGTATAGACCCTCAAAGTGATGACTACTACGACCGGATTAACCGGCGTATGCGACAGGTCTTCCCAGAGGCGTTTGACGACGCCGATGAAAGTCCTGAACCTCCTCCGGCGGAAAAGCCGCGCAAAGCGTCTGTAGTAGCTCCGGCATCCCGTAGCACTGCACCACGCAAAATTGTGCTAACTGCATCTGCAGTTGCACTAGCCAAACGCCTCGGGCTGACCCCCGAACAATATGCCCGTCAGGTTGCTGAAGACATGAGGAAACAAAATGGCTGAGAACCGAGTACCTAGAGAGCTTGAAACCCGTGAACGGACCACTCGCAAGCGCGCGTGGGTCCAGCCCGATGTATTGCCCAACCCCAATCCGGAGCCGGGCTACGATTTCCATTGGGTACGGGTTAGCACTCGTGGGCAGGCAGATCCCATGAATGTGTCCCTCAAACTTCGGGAGGGTTGGGAACCCGTTAAAGCAGTTGAGCATCCGGAAGTTCCCGTAACCAACATTGAAGACGAGCGCTTCAAAGACAACATCGTGATCGGCGGACTCATGCTTTGCAGAGCCCCCAAGGAATTGGTTGAAGAGCGGACTTCGCACTACCAAGCGCAGAACGACGCCCAGATCCAATCTGTTGATCATAATTTCATGCGCCAGAACGACCCACGCATGCCGCTTTTTGCTGAGCGGAAGAGCCGGGTGACGTTTGGGCGCGGTCAATAATTTAGGAGTCTTAAATGGCTTACCCCACGGTTGATAGCCCTTACGGGCTAAAGCCGGTCAATCTGATCGGCGGTCAGGTGTTTGCGGGTTCAACCCGGCTGATGGAAATTGCGAGTGGTTATGCCACAAACATTTTCTATGGGGACTTGGTAAAACGAGTCTCAGATGGAACTATTGAGAAAGATACTGGCACAACCACTGCCACGCCTTGCGGTGTGTTTTTGGGTGTCCAGTTCACCAATGGTTCCACCGGTCAGATTCAGCAACAACAGTACTATCCGGCAAGTCAGTCTATTAAGTCTGGCACGCTTATTTTTGCTGTTGTTGCCGATGATCCCGACACGTTGTTTCAGGTAGTTTCTTGTTCTTCGGGCAGCACTGTTGCTGCGATGGGCAAGTCCGCTATCGGTAACAACATTGCGTTGATTCAAAACGCTGGCTCTACCACTACAGGCAACTCTGCTGTAGCAATTGATGAGGGCACTCAAGCCACCACCAATACGTTGCCTATTCGTATCATCGATGTGGTTAGAGATACCGCAACAGGTACTGATGCGTTTGTTGAATTTATCGTCAAGATAAATGCAACGATGCACCAGTATAACAACTCGACCGGCGTTTAAGGAGTTAAGTCATGGCTATTTCACGTGCACAGCTACTGAAGGAACTCCTGCCCGGACTTAATGCGCTGTTCGGTCTGGAGTACAAGCGTTACGGCGAAGAACACAAAGAGATTTTCGAATCGGAAACCTCTGAGCGTTCGTTTGAAGAGGAGACCAAACTCTCCGGCTTCAGCGCCGCGCCTGTCAAAAACGAGGGCTCTGCTCTTGCTTATGACAACGCGCAGGAAGCTTGGACTGCTCGGTACAACCACGAGACGATTGCGATGGGCTTCTCCATCACCGAAGAGGCGATGGAAGACAACCTGTACGACAGTCTGTCGTCGCGGTACACCAAGGCACTCGCTCGTGCCATGGCGTACACCAAGCAGGTGAAAGCTGCTGCCATCCTGAATAACGGCTTTAGCTCCGCCGTGACCTACGGCGACGGCGTTAGCTTGTTCAACACCGCTCACCCGCTGGTGTCTGGTGGCACCAACAGCAACCGTCCTACGGTTGCTGCGGATCTGAACGAGACCTCGCTTGAGGCCGCCGTTATTCAGATTGCCGGCTGGACCGATGAGCGCGGCCTGCTGATCGCTGCTAAGCCGACGAAGTTGGTGGTCCCCCCTGCCCTGCAGTTCGTTGCTGAGCGCCTGCTCAAGACAGAACTGCGCGTTGCTACGGCAGACAACGACATCAACGCGTTGAAATCGATGAACTCCATTGCTCAAGGGTTCACGATCAATCACTACCTCACCGATACCAACGCATGGTTCCTGTTGACGGACGTTCCAAATGGGCTAAAGCACTTTGTGCGGACGCCTATGCAGACCGGAATGGATGCCGACTTCGATACAGGGAACGCTCGCTACAAGGCGAGAGAGCGGTATTCGTTTGGGGTGTCGGACCCGTTGGGCGCTTACGGTTCGCCGGGAGCGTAATAGCAGTACAGAGAGGGGGCTTCGGCCCCCTTTCTTTTTTAAATTAAGTGTGCTAAAACATCACTATTCCGGGGTCATTAGAGCGTCGGACTGGTCCCGGCCAGACGACATGCAGACAGGCGCTCTAACTCGCATGTGAGGCAATCATGGGTCGTTCTACCTTTCAAGGTCCCATCCGGTCGCTGGGTGGTATTTATCAGCAAGGTCCTGCGTCGGTTGTAGAGATCACTTCCGCAACTACGCTGAATCCTGTTGACCACGGCGGGCGCATCATTTCTGTTGGCGGTACGCTGGCAAGTAACTTGGTGCTTACGCTGCCTACGATCAATACGTCAACAAACCCCACTACTTCGGGTCCCGGACAAGATCCCAATACGTTGAATAACGAAGGCGTGGTTTATACCATCTGGGTGCCTACGACTATCGCTACCAGTTCTTTGAAGATTGGCACTGATGGTACGGATAAGTTTGTGGGATACGTCCTGTCAATTGATAGCGACTCTACGGACGCAACCCGAGGGTTTGGCGCTGGCGCAACCAACGATTTCATTAATTTCAACGGAACTACTACGGGTGGCATTGCAGGATCATGGGTGCAAATCGTAGCACTGGCTGCGCTCAAATACATGGTCACTGGCGTAGCGGTTGGCTCGGGTACGGTTGCGACTCCGTTTGCCGATTCCTGATAGGGGTGCATCATGGGTATGCAAACCGATGTTCTAGCTAGTCAAGCGCGAACGACGGATGGTCAGCTTGCGGATGAGAACAGTAATGACTTGCCCCGTGTACGGGTCAAAGCTATCTACATTGTTTCTACGCCTTCTACCGCTGGCTCCGTCGCGTTCAAAGATGGCGGGTCTGGTGGCACTACAAAGTTGACGGTCAACATTCCCAACAACGCTACGGGTGGCACGTATTTGCTCATGCCCGGAGAAGGAATCTTGTTCCGAACTAACGTCTACGTAGATCTCACTACGGTAGCTTCTGTCATGGTGTTCTATGGCTAAGACGCCAGCATGGCAGAGGAAGGAAGGTAAAAGCCCTTCCGGCGGCCTGAACGCTAAAGGGCGCGCCAGCTACAACGCGGCCAATCCGGGGAAGCCGGGGCTCAAAGCCCCGCAACCGGAAGGTGGGGCGAGAAAGAAGTCATTCTGTGCCCGGATGTCGGGGATGAAGAAGAAGCTGACTTCTGCGAAGACAGCGAACGACCCTAACAGCCGGATCAATAAGTCACTGCGTGCATGGAAATGTTGAGATGAACGAAATTCAACTAACTGAACGCGAACAGGCCATTGCCAAGGAAGCCGCAAAGATAGCGCTCGAAGAACTTTCAGGCGAGTTCTACAAGAAAGTAGGCAAAACTGTTGTCGAGAAAGTGCTGATCTGGATCGGTCTTCTTGTAGTTGGTTTTGTAGTGGGTAAAGGCTGGCTCATAAAGGTTTGACATGCCAAGCAAGACAAAGGCCCAGCATAACCTGATGGCAGCGGTGGCGAATAATCCTGCGTTTGCCAAGAAGACCGGCATTTCTCAGTCCGTAGGCAAAGACTTCCTTGAGGCCGATAAAGGCCGTAAATTTAACCGAGGTGGCGACATGAAAGAGTCAACGAAGATGGTCGGCAAAGAGCTGGCGTTCATGAAGAAGAAGGGTGCGCCCAAGTCTATGGTCAAACATGAGATGGCAGAGATGAAGGGTATGAAGAAGGGCGGCTACGCCGGTGGCGGTATGCCGATGGTTGAGAAAGACGGCAAAAAAGTCCCAGCGTTTGCCGCTGACGGTGTTGGAAAGATGAAGCACGGCGGCATGGCTAAGAAGATGATGGGCGGCGGCATGGCTTACTCTTCTGGCGGCTACACGCGCGCGGCTGATGGCGTTGCCAAGAAAGGCAAAACCAAAGGTATGCAGGTGAAGATGATGGGCGGCGGGAAGTGCTGACATGGACAAAGCTAAGAAAGACCGCTCGCGCCGCACGCCCATGACGACTCCGTACTTGGAGCCCGAGCCGAAACCGGCGATGAGCCCGATGGAGATGCGCAACCCAACCCCTGCCGAAGAGTCGCGTATGCGTACGCAGGTGGAAGATGAGCGTACACAGCGTCGGATGGATGATGCCTATGATCAGGCCGCGCCGCGTTCCATGAAGCGTGGGTTTGCCGCAGGTGGTTCCGTAGGCTCCGCCTCCAAGCGCGCAGATGGTTGTGCGCAACGCGGCAAGACCAAGGGCCGCATGATCTAGGAGTTGATATGGCAACGAAAAAAGCGACACCTAAGAAAGCTCCTCCGCCGCCTAAAACTAGGCCGGGGGTTCCTATTTCTCCTTATGGCCCACAAGCCAAGGCCCCCGTCCCCGGTTCGCGGTTTGCTGTGTATCCTCCAGCTTCCCGCCCACTCCCAAAAGTAGCCCCTGCCCCTGCCCCTGCCCCTGCCCCTGCCCCTACTCCGGCACCAGTAGCTAGACCTGCTGTGGTTCCTCCTGCTTCTACTGTGGTTCGCCCGCAGCCTGTAGGGCCTAAATCTCTGCCGCCTTCTGATGCACCTGTTCAGTATCGGCGGGGTATGGAAACGCAAACCTCAGAGCCTATGTATGATATGACGCCGATGCCGGTGCCGGAGATGCCGGTGCCGGAGATGCCGGTGCCGGAGACGCCGGAGATGTCGAACTACATGCCGATGCAAAACTCCTTTAAGCGTGGCGGGGCGGCTAAGAAGTTTGCTAAAGGTGGCGCAGTAGGCGCGTCGCGGCGCGCTGACGGGATCGCTCAACGCGGCAAGACCAAAGGACGCTATATATGATGGCTTCCAGAGGGATGGGGGCCATCTCCCCCAAGAAAATGCCGGGACCCAAGCGCAAACAACGCCGGGATGACACTGCTTTCTACGAGTACGCAGAAGGCGGCAAGGTAAACGAAGCAGGTAACTACACCAAGCCCGGTATGAGGAAGGCGCTCTTCAACCGCATCAAGGGGCAGGCCACTCAGGGCACTGCTGCGGGGCAGTGGTCGGCCCGCAAGGCGCAGCTTCTAGCCAAGCAATATAAGGCTAAAGGCGGGGGGTACAAAGATTGAAAGCCCCGCAGCAATCGCTCAAAGACTGGACAGCGCAGAAGTGGCGTACTAAGTCCGGTAAACCGTCTTCCAAGACGGGTGAGCGGTATTTGCCGGAAGCCGCGATCAAGTCCCTTTCCCCTGCGGAATACGCAGCAACCACCCGAGCCAAGCGGGCGGGCAAGGCAAAAGGCAGGCAATTCGTTGCTCAGCCTAAAGGCATAGCTAAGAAAACAGCGGGATTCAGATGACTACCACCGGCACCACCGCGTTTGATCTTGAATTTACCGAGATCGCTGAAGAAGCGTGGGAACGCGCTGGCCGAGAGATGCGTTCAGGCTATGACCTTCGTACTGCAAGAAGGTCCATGAACTTAATGACCATCGAGTGGCAGAATCGTGGCATCAATATGTGGACGTTTGAGCAAGGGACAATTACGCTAACTCCCAACCTCAACACCTACGCGCTCCCCCTCGACACTATCGATCTTCTTGACCATGTCATCCGCACGGGGGCTAATGCGGCCTCAACGCAGGCGGATCTGAACATCACTCGAATCAGCGTTTCTACCTACGCTACGATCCCCAATAAGCTCGCTCCGGGGCGCCCCATTCAAGTCTGGATTCAACGGTTGTCTGGGCAGGTATCGCCCACGGGCGCGACGCTGGACGGGACGATCAACTCTTCAAACACAACCACCATCACGCTCTCCTCCACTGCAGGGCTTCCCACCGCTGGGTACATCCGGGTCGGCTCTGAAGACATCTATTACGGCTACTTTGACGGCAACGTTTTAGGTGGCGTCTTCCGTGGGCAGAACGGAACCACAGCGGCGTCGCATACAACCGGAGCTACGGTCTACAACCCAAATCTCCCCGCCGTTACCGTCTGGCCTACCCCCGATAATTCTCAAACGTATCAATTCGTCTATTGGCGACTTCGCCGCGTACAAGATGCGGGGCATGGGGTTGAGACAGGGGATATGAACTTTCGCTTCTTGCCGTGTGTTGCAGCAGGGCTCGCATACCATATTGCTATGAAAGTTCCAGAGCTTGCTACGCGCGTGCCGATGCTGAAAGAGGCTTACGACGAGCAGTTTAGTTTGGCCGCTGGCGAAGACCGCGAGAAAGCTGCTGTGCGGCTTGTACCGCGACGGGCCTTCATCGGCGGGACGATGTAATGGGCAATCGGTTTGCCAGTGGGAAGATCGCGATCGCCATGTGCGATCGATGCGGTTTTCGCTTCAAACTGCGCGACCTTCGGACTCTGATTGTCAAGACTAAGCCTGTTAATGTTCTCGTCTGTAAAGAATGTTGGGACCCCGATCATCCGCAGCTTCAGTTGGGTATGTACCCTGTGGACGACCCACAGGCCCTGCGTAACCCAAGGCGAGATACGACGTATGTCACTGCAGGTGTAAACCCAGCAGGCAACCTGACGGGGGGCTCTCGTGACATTCAGTGGGGCTGGAATCCTGTTGGTGGCGCAAGCGCTAATGACGCGGGGCTGACACCAAACTACTTGGTGGCAATCACATCTGTTGGTACAGTTACGGTAACGACGACCTAGGAGTCATCATGGAAGGTAAAGCAGCAGTGCGCAAGCACGAGAAGGCCATGCATCCCGGCAAGACGCCTACGTTTGCCAAGGGTGGCAAAACTAATCTTCAGATGAAAGAACTTGGACGCGGCATGGCAAAAGTCATGAACCAGCGTAAATCGGGCCGGGGGCGATAATGAAGCCGACTATGAAGGCAAAGCCGATTCCGCAGGCTAAGAACCCCAAAGGGGTTGATATCAAGAGCACGGGTGAACCTGAGACCGGTGCAAAAACTTCCGGTATCAAGATCCGTGGTACTGGCGCGGCAACTAAAGGTGTAATGGCGCGAGGGCCGATGGCGTAAGCTATGCAGTACACTGAACTGGCCAGTAATGTTGCGGACATCGTTGAGAACACATTCACCGATGCCCAGATGGCGATGTTCGTCCGTCAGGCCGAGCAGATCATCTATAACAGCGTTCAGATCGCCAATCTCAGAAAGAATCAGTACGCGCAACTAAGTGAAGATAATCAGTACCTCTCCGCTCCCGAGGATTTTCTCTCGGTGTACTCACTTGCCCTGATTACCGGCGTAGTAGGCGGAGACATCAACACCGGAACGTATACGTATCTGATTAACAAAGACGTTAACTTCATTCGTGAAGCTTACCCGCCGCCCAATTCAACTGGCGCGCCCAAGTACTACGCCATCTTTGGCCCACAGTACAATCTTGCGACTGAGCTGTCTTTTATCTTGGGGCCAACCCCGGATCAGGCGTATTACGTCGAGCTTCACTATTACTACTACCCTGAGTCAATTGTTCAGGGTGCCATCACTACTCTAGGTGCTATCACTGCCGGGTCTGCGTACACAAATGGGACGTACTTCGGCGTCGCCCTTACAGGCGGTTCTGGCTCAGGAGCGACCGCGAGAATTGTCGTCTCCGGTGGAGCGGTGACCTCAGTGACGCTTCAAAATCCCGGCGTCTTTTACGCCGTGGGGAACACTCTTTCTGTGGCGGCGGAAAATGTAGGCGGGACCGGAGCCGGGTTCAGCATCCCCGTCAATGCAGTGGCCAATGCCACCGGCACGACTTGGCTGGGGGATAATTTTGATTCCACCCTGCTCAACGCAACCGTTGTTGAAGCGGCGCGCTTTATGAAGGCAGAGAAAGAACAGATCGATCTTTACACTAACCTGTACACGCAATCGCTGGTGCTTCTGAAGAATCTTGGAGATGGCAAGCAGCGTGGTGATGCCTACCGTAGCGGGCAGGTAAGGAATGCGGTTAAATGATCGTCCAGACACAGACTACGAGTTTCAAGGCAGAGCTATATCAGGCTATCCACGACCTCACGACGGATACCTTAAAGCTTGCCCTGTACACCTCTTTTGCGGATCTCACGGAAGCCACGACTGTCTACACCACATCCAATGAGATCACTGGAACGGGGTATTCAGCGGGCGGGGAAATCGTAACCGGGGCTACTATCAGTAG